GCTGTTCGACAAGGTTGCTGTTGTGACGACCTCGCAGCAGGCCACCAAGTCAGCCGGTCGCTCCAACGAGATGAAGTACCAGATCGCCACCAAGGCGATTCCGGAACTCAAGCGCGACCTGGAAGCAATGATCCTGTCGGACAACGCTGCTGTGGCCGGTTCTGCCGCCGCTGCTCGTAAGTCCGCTGGCCTGGGCGCGATGCTGTTCACGAACATCTCCAGCGGTGCGGGCGGTTCTACCCCCTCGCATACCTCTGGCGCTGCCACCGTGGCTCCGACGACCGGCACGAACCGCACCTTCACGGAAGCCCTCCTGAAGACGGTTCTGCAAAACATCGCCACCAACAGCGGCGACCAGCCCTCGATGATCTCGGTCACGCCGAGCCACAAGTCCACCTTCTCGGGCTTCGCTGGTATCGCCGTGAACCGTTACCAGGTGCCGAAGGGCCAGCAGGGCGTGATCGTCGGCGGCGCTGACGTTTATATGGGGGATTTTGGGGAGCTTACGATTGTTCCGAACTACGTTCAGGCGACGGCCAACAGCGAGTGCGCTTTCATCCTGAACCCGGAGACCTACGGTGTCGCATTCCTGCAAGAGTTCCGCACGGAGCCGCTTGCCAAGACCGGCCACACCGACAAGGAAATGGTTTCGGCTGAAGCCTGTCTGGTCGTGACGACCGAGAAGGCCAACGGCAAGTTGGCTGACCTCACCGCTTGATGAGTGCACTGACCTGACATAGAATCCCGAGTAGCTTATGCGAAAGGGTTTCTATGTCTTGTTCGGTAGATGGATGCACCCGGCCTGTTGATGCGCGTGGTCTGTGCGCGACGCACTACATGCAGCAAAGACGGGCTGGGCTGCTTCCGGTCGGAACCCGCGCACGCGGGACGTTAGAGGAGCGCTTCTGGCGCTTCGTTGAGAAGGGCGAAGGTTGCTGGCTCTGGACGGGCGGCAGCGTCAACGCTAAGGGCTATGGGCAGATTCAACAGGGCGGCAAGGGCTCGCCGCATGTCTCGGCGCATCGCCTGTCCTATCAAATTCACAAGGGCGAGATCCCGGAGGGCATGGTTGTCATGCACTCTTGCGACAACCCATCTTGCGTGAACCCCGATCATCTGTCGGTGGGCACGCAAAGCGACAACATTTTGGATTCGTTCGCCAAGGGACGAAAGGTCTGTGTTCCTCCTATCACTCGCGGAGCAGATCACCACTTGGCCGTATTGGACGAGAAGACAGTGCGCTGGATTCGCTCTAGCGGCATGTCGATCCGGACGATGGCGCAGGCTCTTGGGCTACCTGAATCGACGGTAGGCAGGGCCAAGCGCAGGCAAACGTGGAAACACGTTGAGTAGCTAGACAGCACACAGACAGCAGCCACCTTCGGGTGGCTTTTTCATTCCTAACGCTGAGAAGCGCCGGAGCGATATGAGCGACACGCTGAAGATTCTTGACCTGAATCGCGAGCAGGGCATCAGGACCGAGGTTCACGAAGAAGACGGCAAGGTTGTCATTCAGAAGACCTACGACGCCGAGCCATTTCTGGAAGCTGCCAAGGAGATCCGCGCTCAGACCTCCGGCGACCGCTGGGGCTTTGGCAAGCATGTCGGCTTCATCCCAATGGCTGAACTCGCAACGATGTTCCGCCAGGACGGTGGCTTTGACATGAAGCGCGCTCACGCCTTCCTGAAGAAGAACCCCGCCTTTGTGACCTTCGAAAAGTATTTGAAGGACAACCGCAAGGGCTGATATGGCAATCACCACCACTGCGGAGCTGAAGACCGCCATTGCCAATTGGGCGAACCATGACGGGCTGACCGCCCGTCTTGACGAGTTCATCGCACTGACCGAGGCCGGGTTTAACCGGAATCTGCGCGTCAAGGGCATGGAAGCCACCATGTCCACTACTGCGCTTGTCAGCGGTGCTGCGACCCTGCCTACCGGCTTCCTGGCGTTCAAGGAGTTGCGCTATGACGGCTCGCCCTCGTACACCCTCCAGCCCAAGCCGCTGGAGTGGCTGCGCGATCAACCCGATCTAGCCGCACGCCCGGGGTACTTCGCTGTCACCGACACGCAGGTTGTCTGCTGGCCGCAGACCGGCAGCATCAAAGGGACTTACTACAAGTCCATTACGTCGCTCACCGGCACCTCCACCAACTGGCTGCTGGCATCCCATCCCGATCTGTACCTGTTCTCCTGCCTGACCGAGGCCGCGATCTACCTGCACGACGAGCAAAAGGCCGTCATGTGGCGTCAGCGTGCATCGGCACTGATGCAAGAACTCCAATCCTCCGACAACGCCAACCAGCTCAATGGTGGGCCGCTCACCGCTCGCGCCCGATGAAATACACCATCCCCGACTGCGGCAAAGGGGTCAACTTCGACCTTCTGCCCTCGGAGCTTGAGCCGGGCGTTTGGTCTGCGGGCACGTACAACTACCGCTTTCGCTCGGGTTTCGCTCAGTTGTGGGACGGTGCGGCGCTGTACTTCGACACGCCCGCAATCATCCCCCAATGGGGGATGCCGTATGCCACTGCATCAGCGAAATACGGCTTCTACGTCACTTCGACCAAAGCCTATTACGCCGACAGCGCTGCCAACAGTACGGAAATCACCCGCAAGACCGATGGGGTCGTCATCACGAACCTGACCAGCGCAGGAACGACAGTGACGGCGACGACTGCAAGCGCTCACGGGCTGACGGCTGCTGTCTCTGTGGTGGATGTGTACGGAGCCTTGCCCTCCACGTACAACGCTACGGGCGTCACTGTGGCGACGACTCCCACGGCTACCACCTTCACCTACACGGTCGCCTCTGCGCCTGCTGTGAGCCCGGCTACGTCCTTGGGTGCTTACTCCGGCTCAGCAACCTCCAATTTCTCCGCCCTGTCTGGTCTCCAGCGCTACACCGGAGGCCCGTTCAACGGCCTGATGCTGTTCAACCATCCCGGGGCAGGGCTCTATTTTTGGAACGGCGACACCTCGACCAAGCTGCGGAAACTCCCGGGCTTCTCGGGAACGTCCACCTGGAACACCGCAGTCTCTGTCCGTTCGTTCAAGAACTTCATTATTGCCATCGGCACGACCGAGAACGGTACGACCAAGCGGCAAAACGTGAAGTGGTCGGATGCTGTGGTCGATCCGGGCTCGATCCCGACCACCTGGACGGCTAGCGACACCAACCAAGCAGGCGAGACAAACCTTGCGGAGACGGCTGGAGCTGGCGTGGACTGCCTGCCGATGGGTGACGTAAACATCGTCTACATGGCTGACGCTCGCTATGCCATGCAGTACCTCAAGGGCTCGGATCAAGTCTTTGAATTCACCCGCCTACCTGGCGACTCCGGCCTTGCCTTCCCGAACTGCGTTGTAGATACGCCTGTCGGTCATGTGTTCCTCACGCCTGACTATGACGTGATGGTGTCCAACGGTGGCGAGCCTCGCAGCATCGCAGCGGGCCGGGTCAAGCAGTTCCTGCAAGCCAACATCACCCCGGCTTACGCTCACCTCTCGTTCCTGTGCCTGAACCCCTTGTACGAGGAGGTGATGGTGTGCTTTGCCAAGAACGCATCAACCTGCTGCGACAAGGCGCTTGTCTGGAACTACAAGGACGACAAGTGGGGCTATGTGGATCTGTCGAGCGGCGCGGTGTCCACCTCAGGTGTCACCTTCGCCTCGCATGGTCAGTGGCCTAACGCCCTGCCGCAGGTGGAGAACCAAAACTGCATTGGTTATCTGTGCTCCAACACTGTCGATACAAGTCTCAACGGCATCTACACCAACGCTGAGGGCGGAGGCGGTGGGCGGTTCTTTGAATCGAACATTGACGCCCAACTTTGGCGGGAAGGCTTGGACTGCGGCGACCGCGACAGGATGAAGACGCTGCAACGGTCACGCTGGAACGTCGATGGGTCGGGCGACACGTTCATTGTGTCACACGGCTCATCCAAGTTCGCAGACGCGACACCAACCTACGTTGGGGCTGACGGCATCTACACGGTGGGGACGAGTGACTACGCCAACGGGAGGGCTACGCAGGGGCGGTTCCTCGCAATCAAGCTGGTCACGCTCGCTCACACCGGGACGCCTTCGGTTCGCTCGGTGGACCTCGATGTGACGCCAGGGGGTACACGGTGAGGACGTTTCGCGCAGGCAATCAGCCGACGCTGGAGCTTCGCAAGCTCGCCAACGACATCGAGAAGGCTGCGAACAGGGCTGACGACCGCGTTGCCTTGCAGTACCTCAGCACAGCACCGGAGCGGCCCTCGGACGGGCTCTACCTGTCGGCTGCTGGCGTCCTTGGGGTTACTCGCGGGCTGTACCGATACGACTCGGCCAGCGGCACTTACGTTTTTATCGCATAGGGGAGACGGACAATGGAAGGCAATTGGAACGACATCATGGCGCAGTTTGCGGCCATGCAGCCGAGTGCGTCGGGGTGGGACGGGGGACAGCAGGTCATCAGCGACGGCCAGCGCTACAGGTCTGCGGCTGGCTATCAGACCAATTCTGACGGCAGCATCACCTACACGGGTGGCGGCGATCAGTACGTCTCCGCCATTGACGCTCCGTGGGCGCAGGGGCAGATGGGCAACCTGCACGACGCATCGGGTAACGTT